CAGCGAGCCGGCGTTCACGTTCAGGCCCGTGACCGTCAGCGTGCCGCCCGAGTTGCGGAGGGTGGCCGTGGAGTCGGCGGAGCTGAACACGAGGTCCATCCCCTTCTCGAAGAGGATGATGTCTTCCTTCTTCGCGAGGGTGAGCGTCGTGGAGGCGAGGTTCGTGCCGGCGCTGATGTTGCCGATGCAGCCGAACCCGTTGCGGTAGACGTGCGCGCAGAAGCGCGACATCACGCCGTCCATGATGCCGTCGATCTGGGCCACGAACTTGTCGTAGAACGTCCCCAGCTTGTCCCCTGCCGCTCGGAGCAGCAGACCTTCGATCGTCGCGCGGCCGTAGTTCTTGATCCACGGGACCTGCGCCTGCTTCACCGTGGTGAAGCCGTACGTGGTGTCTTCCGACTTCGACGCCGCGTCAGCGTACGTCGCGCTGACGGCGGGAGAGTTGCCGGTTCGAATCGGGTACGGGATCAGCTCGCCCGTCCACGCCTTCTTCGCGATCATCGCGCCAAGCGGTCCCTTGGACCACGCGACCTTACCCTTGAAGTTGTCGTCGTAGCGCCGCTTGGTGGCGCCGACGAGGTTGGTGAGAGTGGATGCAGTTGCCATGACGAAACACCTCGCGAAACGGGGTTGTGGAAACCCGGCTTCGAGCGCTGCGGTGTTTCGTCGTGGGCTGTTTCGAAGTAGGCGCTCTTACCGAACAGACTCAGCGTACACAGGCCATAAGCGAAATCAATACCAAACGTGACTTCGATGAGTGGGTCTTATCCCCACCCGTACTGCTTTTTGATCTCGGCGTCGACTTCGGCGGTGGTCTTCCCGCCCTCCCAGATGCTCTTCGGCTTGGCGTCCGGCTTCGCGCCCGTGCGCTTTCCGACCGCCGGACGGGCCGCGGCGGCGGGCGGCGCCTCTTCGCTCGTCTCCGTTGCAGCCGCAGCGGCTGGCGTGGCCTTGGGATAGAGGCGGGCGGCGGCCTTCGGGTGCTCGGCCTTCAACTCGTCTTCGACCACAGCGGCGCAGTCGGCCACGTAGTCCATGGGCGAGCCCTTCTTCCCGCCGGCCATCCACGCCTCGTGGGCGTTCATCATGACGCGCGGGTACGCGTCGTACGTCTCCACGAGCGGGAGGTCCGACTTGGACAGCGAGTCGCGGACCACGCCCACGGCTTGCTCGACCTTCGCCCTCTGTTCGGCCTCCTGCGTCGTGGTGTGGTGCTTCTTCAGCTCGGCCAGCTCCGCCTTGAGCGCAGCGACCTCGGGATCGAGCGGCTTGGGCGCCGGCGCTACTTGCACCTCGTCCCCGCCGATGAGCAGGCGATCGGCGAGGTCCTGGACCGACATCCCCTTGGACTTCGCCACGAGGGCGAGTTGTTCCGCGAGCGGGAGCTTCTCGAACGACGTGCGCGCGGCTTCAGCGTCCTCGGCCCGCTTGCGCAGGGTCGTGATCTCGTTCTCCATCGTCCGCTTGGCGCGCTCAGCGGCCAGGGACTCCACGATCTGACGCCGGCGCTCCGCGTTCCCTGCCGGCGCGGCCGCGGGCTTCTCCTCGGCCTCTTCGGCTTCCTTCGCCTCTGGCGCCTCGGCTGGCGTCTTGTCGTCTTCGGCTGGCTCGGCCTTGTTCGGGGTCGGCTCCCCGTCTGCCTTCCCGGCCTCGGGAGTTGGGACGTCGCGCTCTGCGACCACTTCACCGTTCCCCCACTGCACGTGGTCCGTGACGGTGGCGTCGGCGGTCTTGTTGGCGCGCGTGAAGCGGGGCGCCTCGGCTGCTGGGGCCGGCGGCGGCGCGGGTGGCGCTTCAGCGGGCGGGGGGGCTGCGGGTGCTGCTGCTTGTTTCGCCATGGCCATCTCCGTTTCGGCGTTGTGGGCGCATAGTTCCGACGTCGCCCGTGTTCAGGTCCCAGACGGTGGAGTGAAGTTCGCGGCGCTTCTGGATGCGGCGTTCGCGGCGGCGACGAGAGGCGCGGCCCATCAGGCGGCCATGCCTCCAGCCCCGGCCCCAGGCGTCAGGCCCGGCGTCTGCTCGGCGGCGATCTGCTCGGGGCTCGCGCCTGCCCCGGCCTGGGGCTGCACCCCCGCCATCTGCGCGGCCGCTTGCTTCGCGCGCGCGGCGTCGGCCTTCGGCTTCAGGTACGCCAGGAGCTTGCGAAGCTGGGCTCGGTTCGTCTCGGGGTAGTTCGAGCCGTCCGAGATGGTGAGGCAGTAGCGCTTGTCCGCGTAGTCGTAGAACGCCACGGGGTCCAGCTGCTCGTCCGGCGTCTCGTACTTCCCGTCCTCGAGGATGCGATCCACGAGGTACTCCATCGCGTACGCCTTCGACAGACGGAGGTCGATGATCGGGGAGATGTCCGGAACGTCGAGGGCCTTGAGCGCGTCCTCTTGCGTGAGGAACCCGGCCTTGATGAGTTCCGTGGCTCGCTCGAGGCGGCCCGAGATCGTCTGACCGAACAGCGACGACGGGAAGGCGCGGATTTCGTACTCACGCTCGGCGTGATCCATGGACAACTGCACGAACGAGCCACGGCGAATCGCGCGGTACTGAAGCTTGTAGCCTGAGCGAACCAGCTTCGTGGCGAGCCTGCGCCACCATTCGGCGGACTCGACGCGCGTCGTTTCCCAGTCCTGAGAGCACAGGGCGAGGCGGTCGGTCTGAAGCTCCGACGACTCACGGATGGCGACAGCGCTGTTGATACCAGGCTGCTTCACGCCCGCGGCGATGAACTGGGAGACGCCCAGCTTTTCGTAGCCGGCCGTCTTCAGCGTCTCGTAATACTTGTACGCCTCTTGCGACATCGCGGCCGGGTTGATGACGCTGCTCGGCCGGTTCTTGTACCGCTCGATCCGCACGACGGCGTTGTTGATCTTCGTCGGGCCTTCCTCGTCGTCGGGCGTCTGCCACACCTGCTGTGACGACATGTGGTGCGACTCACGCGCGGCGTTCTGCCACTCGATCAACTCGTCCTGGATGGCGCGGAGCTGCTTCACGGCCCCGTCGCCCCAGATGCCGACCGGGCGCTCGTCGAACACGCGCAGCACGAACGGGATGCCGTCCCACTCCCAGTCCTCGACGTACGCACGCGGACCGATGACCACCGCGTGCTTTCCCTCGGGCCCGCGCTGGTAGGCGTCGATGATGCGGACCATCTCTCGGTTCTGCACGTAGACGATCCCTTGTGGCATCGAGACGACGTACTTCTTCAGCTCGTCGGTCGGAATCTTGTAGCGCCGTGACGCCTGCTCGATCGGCAGATAGGTAGCGTGATACCCGCACTCGGGCTCGCGGTGAATGCCCTCGCCGGCGTCGAACATGAACTCCCACGACGGGAAGCGACCGATCTTGATGTCGGCCGTCTTCGCTTCTGGGTTGTCGTTGTCGACGTATAGCTTGAGCACTCCGCCGTCGCCGGTCAGCGTGTCTCGAAAGGCGAACGAGGCTTCATTCTGGTACTTCTCGCGCTGCGCCCACGCATCGGACATGTCCGTCATGTCCCGGGCCGCACGGTGCGCTCTGAAGTCGCCGCCGTCCGGGAGGAACTGGGCCCGTGGACGGAACGAGCAGATGCGGTTCCGGATCGTGTTGGTGATCGAGTAGCAGAGGTTGAAGGCGATCGTCTGGTCGTCGTTGAACGCTCTGTCGTACTGGATGCCGCCGCCCATCTGATAGAGCGACGTCAGCTTCACGCCAAGGAACAATTCCAGGTCGGTCAGAAGCTCGCTGCGCCGGTCGCTCTCGTATGGCGACCTCTCCAACTCCTCCGTGGTGGCGTGGAGGGCCTCGGCGACCTTGGATTCTTCGGTCTCGCCGAACCAGTCAGACACGCATCGCGACTACAGCCGCGCCCGAAGGGGCGACCGTCGCAACGTCGTTCCGCTGACCGATCACGAGATTGAGCCTACACGTCTGCGCTTCGCGGTCAAGTACCTTCGCCGCCTGCGTCTCTTCTCCGCCTTGATGCGCGCCGCCTCCCATCGCGCCCACCGTTCTCGATCGACACGCTCGCGCCAGTACCATCGCCACAGGGCAACGGCGAACTCGTGCGCCTGATGCTCTGGCGGAGCAAGAAGGCGATGGCACCCGTCAGGACATCGGTAGCGCTGCGGACCCTGATGCGAGCAGACGTACTGCCTGTCTTCGTTAGCACGAACAGCAGGCGTTTCTGTCGCGTCGTCCAGTCTGATCATCCGACTCCTCTCACCTTCTGCCCGAAGTAGTTACGCCCCTCCCCCTGCTTCCGCAACTGAGCCATGCGCTCCTCGAACGGGTCCGCGGGCTTCGGAACCGACCGTGGGAGCTTGCGCAGGAGGTTGCGGGCGTAGCGCCAGGGGTAGAGCCAGGCGTCGCCCTCGTCCGAGTGGTCCGCGTCCTCCGCGAGCTTCCCGGGCCGCTTCCACCGGAGCCGCTTCGACTCGCGGATCATGCTGCAGCCCGTCTCCACGGTCGTCGTCCCTTCGCGGAGGTCGTTGTTGAGCCACTCGATGTGCTGGACCTTCTCCCGCTTCTCCGCCTCCACCCAGATGATTTGCGGGGCGTCGCCGCGGAACGTCTCGATCGTCTTCCGGGTGGCGTGGCCCGCCGGGTCGTAGACCACGATGGGGTTGGTGTTGCCCGTCTGCGTCGTGGGGCCGGGGAAGTGGGTGGCGAGCTCCAGGATGCGGGCGAAGAGCTGGTGGTTGGTCTGCTGGCCCTTCGTCTCCATGTGGCGGAGGTGGGACCACTGGCGGAGCGGCTCGATGCCGACCACCCCAATCGCGTCGTGGTCTTTCCACCCGAGGTCGAGGCCGATTATGTTGCCGTACCAGCGGGGGAGCGTGACCGAGCGGATAGCGGTCTCGGGGATGTAGTACACCAGCTCGTCGGGGTCGACGACCCACTCGCCGAGCCACTCCCGGCGGTAGGTGATGTTGTCGGGCGTCCAGTGGTTGATCGCGAGCTGCTCCGCGAGGACGTCGCGGCCCTGACGCACGAAGAATGGGTTCTGATTCGCCGTCCAATGGTGCCCGGCGCTCCACTTCGCCGTGTCGTGGCAGGCGTCGAAGAAGAAGCCCGAGGCGACAGGGGCCGGCGTTCCCGTGGCCCACGCCTGACCGCGGTAGTCGACGGTGACCGGGAGGATCGCCGCTTCGAACTTCGCAGCGAACCAGTCGGGGGCGAGCTGAGCTTCATCGACGTCGAGGAAGTGCGCCCACCGACCGCGGGCCCGCTCCACGTCGTCACGGTCGTGGAACGAGAAGATTTCGAGCTTCCGTTGTCCCTGAGTCCACCAGCGGTCTGACCAGTGGGGCTTTAGCCCGAGGTCGAAGTCGCGGTTGTAGCGCTCGAGGTGGTCCCACAGGATGTCGACGCCCTGCTCACCGGTGGGGGCGAAGTAGAACACCCGGGCTTCGGCCTCCCGCTCGAACACCTGCAGCGTCTTGCCGATGAAGCTCGTGGTCTTCCCGCCGCGCCGGCCGGGGTGAGCCGAACAGAGCGGCGCCGGGTCGTCGACGAGGGCGAGTTGTTCTGGGCCGAGGATGGAGCGGAAACGCTGGTAGCCGCCGCTCCCCTGCGCACGGCGGAGCGCGACGATGCGGGCGGCGAGCTCTTCAGCGACCGTTGCCACCGACCGCGGCCAGCTTGGGCGGTTGCCGTGCCTCCTCTGCATCGAGGATCAGGCGCAGTCGCCTCTCAACCTCGGCTTCGATCTTCGCGTCGTCCATCGCGCGCGCCTCGTTCAACACGCCTGCCACCTTCAGGATGCCCAGCGCCGCCGTGGCTGCGACTTTCCCGCTCTCGTCGGCCAAGAGCGTCTCCAGTGTTGACACGGCCTTGAGCGAGAGCTTCTGCGCTGCCTTGCGCGCGCGGTTGATTCGGCGCTGCTCTCCGCTCGTCTTTCCGCCCGGATTCCCGGACTGTCCCGGCTTCCACTGGCCTGCGTTTACCCTGCTGTCAGGCACCTTACAATCCTACCAAACCTGCCACGGTAGTGAACGCCGTCTCGCCCACGCCCGCCAGCTTGCTGTAGGTTGCCGCACCCGGACTACCTTCCCTTGCCCGGTCTTCGCCAGCAGTTCGAGCCCCAGGCCCAGCCCACGATAGTCCCGCTTGACGTACAGCATCGAGACGGCCTCATCGGCCACCACGAACCCGAGCAGGACGCCGTCCGATTCGACGACCCAGGCGGACCCGTGGCGGAGAGCCTCGGTCGCTTGCTGCATGCCCGTGCGCTTCCAGGTGGTCCAGGGGAGTCCGTGGGGCTGGCGGACCTTGGCCGTGGTCTCGAGGATGAAGCGGTGATCGTCCGCTGTGGCAGGGCGGATGTCGTAGCGGAAGACTGGCTGCTCTGCTGGTTGCGTCACTTCACCTCCAGGGGTGAGGGGTGAATGGGACGGCCGTTGATGAAGCACGACCGCGAACAGAAACACTTGTGACCCCTACCGCGCGCGTATCCGTTGCACCATGGCGTCGGTTCGGGCGGCGACTTCGGCCCTGGAATGCCGGTATCCGTCCCGCACCAGCTGGCGCACCTCGGCACCTCAGGAGGAGGGGAGGGGGCGACTGGT